AACTTAAGTTTCCAATTGTTGTATTTTTCCATTTATATTATCTCCTGCATATTATTTTGCTTGAATTTCTATTTTGAATAGCATTCTAGGCAATAAAAAATGCAGGCCTAAATCCACAATGTGGCTTTTGGTCTGCATACATACAATTTGGAAACATTCATATTAAAGACATAGTTAAATAAAGGTATAGTTTAATAACCTATATCCTCACCGTAACTAATGAATGCTCAATATCGTATAAATAAGCACAACAAAAAAGCCTATCATCGGGGATAGATTCTGCTTTTTTTATTGCCAGCTTATCTTAAACGCATTGAGGCTGTCATAGTTTCGGTTCCTCCTAAATTCTTATTTGGATCATCATATATTTTAACACAATAAGTCATTTTAAGCAACTTTTAAATTAAAAAAAATCCATTAAAAACCGCCAAATGGTGATAGCCCTTAATTGGCGGTTAATATTCTATATCTCTTCGTCAATCTCAATCCCAGACTTGAATTCAACGGTGAGCTTATCTTCATATATCGTTACTTTTTCAATAAGCCGCCTTACTAACTGCTCATCATATTCCTCCAACTCGTAGGATTGTTCATTCAAGAAATCAGTCATTTCAGCGATTCGTTGCCTTTTTCCTTCTCGCTCTGCATTTTCAACCAGTGAATTTTTCTTCATTTCCCGAAGGCGGTAAATTTCATCAGCCACATCTTCATAGTCATTCTTGGACTTTGCTTGTATAAGAAGCTGTTGTTGTAATTCTTCCAATTTGCTATCAATATCATCTGTTGCATTATCATTTTCTTCATTAAGTACAGTAGCTATGTTTTTCTGTAGCGTTGAGAGGAAGGGTTCTTTGGTAGCCAAAAGTTCGTTAATAGCCTTAACAACTGCTGTCTGTAATGTTTCCTCGTTTATGGTAGGGGCAGTGCATTCAGACCCTTTTTCCTCCAAACGGCTGACGCATCTCCAAACAATAGACTTGTAACCTCGGTTATTCCAGTGTACCCGTCGGTAAATATCGCCGCACTGTCCGCAGTAAACAATACTCGATAAAGCATACTTGCTGCTATAGACCCGCTTTTTACCGCCTTTACCGCCACGAAGATTCGCTCTTCGAACCATCTCTTCTTGAACCTGCATAAAAAGGTCACGGGGAATGATAGGTTCATGGCTGTTTTCCACATAATACTGGGGAACGATGCCGTTGTTCTTTACGCGAGTCTTTTCAATGAAATCTGTTGTATATGTTTTCTGCAGGAGCGCATCTCCCATGTACTTCTCATTTCGTAGCATCTTCTTGATGGTTTCTGAGCGCCATTTCTGTTTGCCGGCGCCGGTCAGAATTCCATCTGCTTCAAGCCCTCTTCCAATCTCCAGCAGGCTTTTCCCGGCAAGGTATTCCCGAAAAATGCGTCGAACATACTCGGCTTCGGTCTTATCAACAATCAAGTTTCCGTCCTCATCTTTCGTATAACCCATGAAACGGTGATGATTTACCTGAACTTTTCCGCTCTGATACCGGAATTGAATGCCCAATTTCACGTTCTGAGATAACGACTGCGATTCCTGCTGTGCCAGGGAGGCCATGATTGTTAGGAGAACCTCGCCTTTAGAATCCATCGAATTAATGTTTTCCTTTTCAAAAAAAACCGGGATGTTCTTGTCTCGAAGCTGCCTAATAAACTTAAGGCAGTCCAGTGTGTTACGGGCAAACCTGGATATTGATTTTGTAATGATCATGTCAATGTTGCCGGACATACATTCATCAATCATACGATTGAACTCATCGCGCTTTTTTACATTAGTACCTGAAATTCCATCATCGGCAAAAATACCTGCAAAATTCCAATCAGGATGCTGTTGAATAAACTCTGTGTAATGTCGAACCTGAGCATCATAACTGGTCTCCTGCTCGTCTGAGTCTGTGCTGACACGGCTATACGCTGCAACTCTGAGTTTGGGATGTTCCTCCTGCTTTTTTACTGTGTTTCCCACATGCCTTCTTGCAGGAATGACGGTAATGTTACTCTCCATCCACTTCCTCCATTTCTATCAAGCTATAAGCATATGCTGCTTGTTCGTAAGGATCCTTAAATTTTCGTGTGACCTTACCCAGCTTGAATGTACTTGTTTTCTTTTTTGTCAGCTCCGAAGCACACTCTGTGTAATCACGAATGCGTCCCAGGCTTTTGGCCTTTTTCATGCGAAGCTGCTGTGTCTTATCAAAGGTTCCCACATCTATGATCGCCGGGTAGTAATCATCTCCCAGATACCGTTTATTCTTCAGAATACGTCCGATACTGGAGTGATACCCGGTAAGTCCGGCCCTCTTTGCAGCCTCATTTAAGGCAACGCCGTTATTATAGGCTTCAAACAAGGACCTGACCTTTGTAGCACCAGCCTCGTCGATTTTTGCTTCACCATTTTCAATTCGGTAGCCTAATAACACTTGTCTCATTTTCTCACCAGCCTTTCCTTTATTTTCAGACCGCACTTTAATCGAAATTCTATTTCATTTCTGGATAGGACCCGGATCTCATTCACATAATCCAGAAAAATCGAATCCTCGAACGTTACCAGTTCGTCGGCTTTTTCAGCAAATCGAAGAAGCTGTTGTGCTTCCTTTACGTGAGCCAGCGATCCATGAATGCGTTCTGCAATAGCCGATTTTTCACTTTGTATGAAATCGTATTCTGTCTGAATCTCATTTCGGATTCTGGTAATGAGCGCCGTATCCAGATAACCGCTGGTCATCAGGTTAGCCAGCACTTTCTCTTGTTCCTTGTTTTTTTCCAAGCGCTGATCAAGCTCCTGTACACGTTGAATGTTTGCTTTTCCGTTGGCCCCACGCAATTCCTCTACAAAGGGCTTCAACAGTTGCTTCTGTGAAAAAATCAGCTTATTAATCATGGTAACAAACGCTTCTTCAATCTCGCTTTGCTCAATATACATCATCCCGCATGCCTTCTTATCCGCAAGATGTTTACTGCAGGACCAGGCGATATAATTGCCGGATGGCTTATAATGCTGCCTCCGTTTAAAGGTTGAACCACAGTTTCCACACTTAATCTTTCCAGAAAAAGCATATCGTTTCTGATACTTCCCTGCTTCTCCGGTATTGCTTTTCTCCCTACCACGCTGGGCAAGGACCTGGGCGGTACGTTCAAAGTCCTCATGACTTATGATTGCCTCGTGATGGTTTTGTGCTAGAAACTGGTCGCACTCACCGTTATTAATGTGCCGGTTGAAATTGCTGTCCGTATAGGTCTTCTGAAAAATGACATCACCGGTGTACTTCTCGTTCGTCAAGATTCCCTTCACAGTTGATGCGGTCCATTGGCCGTTTTTCCTTGTCCGTTCTCCTCTTGCATTCAGTTTCTTCGCAATCAAGTAAGTCCCAATTCCGGAGAGGGACGCCGCATAAATTTCTTTTACGATCTCTGCCTCTTCCGGGACAATAACCATCTTCCCGTCAATGTTTCTGTAACCGTAAGGTGGAAATCCAATCACGAAATTCCCATTTAGGAATCTCTGTTTTACACTCCATTTTTCATTTTCAGAAATGGAAACTGATTCACTTTCAGCCAAGCCGCTAAGGATCGTCAACATCAACTCGCTTTCCATGCTACCGGTGTTCAAATCTTCCTTCTCGAAGTAAATAAAAATTCCAAGTCCTAAGAGCTTCCGAACAATTTCCAGACAATCCGTCGTGTTTCGGGCCAGTCTTGAAATCGACTTGGTAATCACCAGGTCAATCTTTTTAGCCTCACAAGCCGCAAGCATCTTAAGAAGACCGTCTCGCTTTTCTTTCTTCGTACCCGTGATACCCTCATCGTAATAGAGCCCTGCATACTCCCATTCATGATTCTTTTTGATGTAGGATTCGTAATGGTCCTTTTGCGCAGCAAGACTGACAAGCTGTTCTTCACTGTTCGTAGACACTCTTGCGTAAGCAGCAACGCGGATTTTCTTTTTAAGCTCCTGCGGCTGCCCGCCATCGATTTTTGTTATCCTTGGCATCAACTCACCTCCTTTCCAAGGTAGTGACATATTCGCTCTAAACAAGACACATATCCAGTCATTTATGGCAATAACTCTGCCATATACGGAGAAAATTTCTCACGATTTTTCGCAGAGATTTTGTCAAATTCACTTTGTGTAATCAGACTGCCATCCAAGAGTGCCTGCGTCATTTTTTGCGCCATCATATAGTCAAAGTCCTTCTGCATTGCTTCCTTTGTCATATGTCGTGGCTCAACTGTCGGCAGGGAAGTGGAAGTCACTTCTTTTACGTTACTTGCAAGAACCGTATCATTGTTTGTCATAAGAACCTCCTTACATGGAAATGTTTTCTCTAACTTTCTAAGGAGGTTCCGCTGACCTTTTTCCGGCTACGACCAGAACATTTTATAAAAAGGCAAAAAAATAAAGCCTCCCAGGATCAATCCCAGGAGGCCATTTCTCATTTCAGCAACTCCTTTACTTTCTTTTGTACTTTTTCCGCATCGTAGCCTTCCGCCCTAAGGCGTCGCATACGTTCAGATCCATTACCCCAGCCTCCGTGAATCACTTCACGTGCTAGGGTGTCAATACTTTTTGACGGAGCCTTTAAAAGTTCATTGACCCTTTCCTGAACTGTTGCGTATTCATATCCTGCTTCCATAAGTCGGTTTTTTCGATCATCTCCGTTGCCCCAGTTCCCAGCGATCACTTCCTGCGCCAGCTCATCAACGGATTTCGAAGCGACAGGAGTAGGAGTATCGTCAGTTGATTTTGAGTATCCGTTGAAACCGCCGCCAGCGATGACCGCTGAGAAGTCCTGATAAGACCAGTCCATATCTACGCGGCCATTGATGCCGGGAACGGAGCCAGTGGAACTGTGCTGCCAGATTCCGCAGGAGCCTTCATAACAGCAGGCATCGGCCCACTGGGCGCACCAGTAGCAGTAACGTTTGCGGACAGCATCCGTCACAACAAATCCCGCGAAGGATGCCGAAGTATAAAAACCGGAAAAGTATCCGGCAGCCTCCAGCCTGTCGCAGAAGGTCTTGATCAGACCAGAGCAGAAATCAGTCCCGGCTTCGATCTGTTTCTTTTCCTCCATATCGAGGAAAACTGGATAGTCAAATTGCTTCCCGGTAAGGACAGACAGAAACATTTCAGCTTCCTGCTCGGCCTCAGAAAAGCTGTCTGCATAGCTGTACCAGTAAGCGCCAATGTG